TAAAACAGGCACGAAAACCAAGCGACAACATTGTGGCGAGGGGCTAAAAATGCTATAATTTATATGTAGGTTAGCTCCATTCTTCCTAATCGGAAAGGGGCTAATAATATGAATAATAGAATAGATGCGGTGTACGCACGGCAATCGGTAGACAAGAAAGACAGTATTTCTATTGAAAGCCAAATTGACTTCTGCAAATATGAACTGAAAGGCGGCAGTTGCAAAGAGTATACCGACAAAGGCTACAGCGGCAAAAACACAGACCGCCCACGCTTCCAAGAATTGGTGCGAGATATTGAGCGTGGTTTAATCCAAAGGGTAGTAGTTTACAAGCTCGACAGGATAAGCCGNTCNATAATTGACTTCGCAAACATGATGGAATTGTTCCAACGCTACAATGTAGAATTTGTATCAAGCACAGAAAAATTTGATACNTCTACNCCAATGGGCAGGGCAATGTTAAATATCTGTATCGTTTTTGCCCAGTTGGAAAGGGAAACAATCCAAAAGCGTGTACAGCTTCATTTGTTGCGGATTTGGTGCTTCAGATTTTGAGTTATGTTTCGGAAAAAGAAAGATTGCTCAATCGGGAACGCCAAGCCGCCGGAGTTGCCGCCGCGCATCAGCGAGGGGTAGTATTCGGAAGGAAGCCAATGGAACGCCCTGCTGAGTTTGAAACCATCCGTGAATTATGGGAAAAAGGGGAAATCTCGCAGGGNGAAGCGGCACGNAGATTGGGCATNAGCCGCCCAACATTTGTGCGCTGGATTGGCAAAAATTAGGCGAATTGATAGCAGGGATTTACTGCGGCTTATGTTAAACAGAGTCAAGCTGTTTACAAGCCATCGTTTCCATATACTGACAGCAAAATATTGGAAATTCACCGCCAAACATATAAATAATTCTATGAAGGGTCGCACCCTGCTATAATTGAGCCAGCGGTTTTCGATTTGGTGCAACACGAAATGCAAAAACGAAAGTGCGGATTAAATCGTCACAGTGGAGTTGGTATATTTGCCAGCCGAATAAAATGCGGCGATTGCGGCAGTTGGTACGGTAGCAAGGTATGGCACAGCAATAGCAAATATCGCCGCACAATTTACCAATGCAACGGCAAATTTAAGGATGAAAATAAATGCCAAACTCCCCATTTCGACGAAACAGCCATCAAGGAAATGTATATAAACGCAGTAAATGCCCTACTTACTGAAAAGGATGAAATTATCGCCAATTTTAAGTTGATACAGAAAACCCTGTTCAATACTTCCGAATTGGAAGCCGAGCGAATTGCGCTTCAAACGGAATTGGCGGTCACTGCCGATTTAATCCAAAAATGCATTGGCGAAAATGCCAGTGTTGCCCTTAACCAAGCGGAATACAAGCAAAGGTACGATGCGCTGGTTGCGCGGTTCAATACGGCGCAGGGGCAAATTGACGAGGTATCTGAAAAGCTAACCGAAACAAAAGCGCGAGGACAAAAGGCATCGCTATTCATTGCCGAGTTGGGGAAACAGGATGGCTTGGTTACGGAATTTGACGATGACCTTTGGCATAGCTTGGTGGATTACGCCACGGTGTACAGCGAAACGGATGTGCGGTTTACCTTCAAAGACGGCACGGAAATTAAAACATCCAAATCCCATTGAGCGGAAAACTTGATGGGATTATTTATTTTTTGTTATAATCCTAATGCACCCAACACATCCACTGCACCAACTTTGTCCAACAAATATGCACCCTTGCTTGTACTTCAATCGTTAAATTGTATCAAAGATTGTATCAATATAAGAAAGAACGTAGACGATGGTATCAGCGGCACAGTTTTTTCGAGGCCGGGGCTGGATGCCTTGCTTGCGGAAGTACGCGCCGGAAATGTAGCCACGGTTATCATAAAAGATGCCAGCCGTTTGGGGCGCGATGTGTATGAAATTGGCAATCTTAAAAAAGCCTTTGAGGATAATAATGTTAGGTTAATTGCCGCTGATGGCAACCTTGACACCGCAAATGGCTTTGATATTATGTCAATATTTCGCGATGTTTTTAATGAGTGGTTTGTGGCAGATACTTCCAAGAAAATTCGTGCTGTTGCAAAGGCAAAGGCACTAAAAGGCAAACACCACACCACGCAAACGCCATATGGTTATATGCCTTCATCCGAGGATAAGTTGGTTTGGGCAATTGATGAGTCAGCGGCAGAGGTCGTTCGAGAAATTTTCCGGCTGTTCATCGGTGGCATGGGTACACAAGGCATCGCCAATCTTCTACGGGAGAGGGATATAAAAATTCCCACTATGCACAAAGCACTCCGAGAAGGCAAGCCACCGCGCAAAGAACTGCGTTATCCCGACAATTATTGGCGCAGTGGAGTCGTTAATGAAATCATAGACAATCTGGAGTATACCGGGGCGGCTGTGATGCAGAAGATGTCAACACGGTCTTACAAAGACAAAAGGGCTGTTAGAAAGCCGAAAGACGAGTGGATTATTGTGGAAGCAAAGTCAAGTTAAGGACGTTTTGCCTAACGCTCTTATGTATGTGCAAAAAATGTATCTTCTTAACTCATTTTTTTTGACAATTGCAAAGCGTTCAGTGAGGATATGAAGTATCTTTCACTAAAACAGAAAATATGTTTCCATGCATTATTTCTCACTTAACCGAGCAAGTGTTTATTCCTCCTCTAAAGAAAATTTATCAGTTATTGAAATAGAATGCGTTTAGCGCATTCACGATGGGTACGATTTTTAGTATGCAAAACCGATTTCGATAAAAGATACGAGATGCTTCAAAACTTGAACACATCAATACTTTGAGAAGTAACGGAGAGTGTCGTTTGAAAGCATGGGATAAATTAAGCCTGAATCCGTAGCGAGAACCCATCAAAAATGTCACCTATCCCAGTCATTGTGCGGATTCTAGAGCTTTTGAGTTTTTCACCCATTGAGTGAAATTTTAGAAAACCCTACAAGCATTGTAAACACTGGCGTTTGAGCGGTTTTTTAGGCTATCTTGTCACGGATTCAGGTTAAGCTTAATTTCGAATTTAGATACAAGTTGTGCGCACTTCCCTGCGTCAATAAAACGAGACTCCTGACTCGATAGAGAAAACATGTAATACTTCTGTTAATTCAGAAAACATCTCAGAACCAACTATTTTCGTTTCTGATGCCGCTCTATAATCATTATGAACTTTTTTTGCATATTCATCTATATTGATGACTTCGCCTTCTTTCATGTTTCTTATACGAAGAAAATTTGCGATTCTACAAAACGTAAGCAATAAATAAATTTGACCTAATTCAGATTTTTTATCAATAGGATTTATATATTGCTTACATGACTCTAGCAATCCAATAGCAGTTATATAGTCACATTTTTGAAACTTGATTTGAGCTAGAGAGAGTGAGCATTGAGGTGTTTTTGGTAATAACCGTACTGCTTTTTCTAAGACACTAATTTGGTTTTCATGCTGTCTAACAAAATCAAAATAATTGGCTTTTGCATAATATGAAAGTTCCTTGTCGCCAAACATTTTAATGTATTCGTCCGTGAGCTTCTCTATTTTTGCCAACTCACAAGATATTGTTTCTGTGGTAGCGGACACTTCTATCTTTTTGAATAAATAATCAATACAAAAATCGTATACGCGCCATGTCCACATTTCTCGCGGGAGATCGTTTACAATTATATCATATATATCACTGCATTCACTTTGTCTTCCGCAGTTCATTCCGTATGCTATAAAATCTGCTAGTAAATCAGGAGAACGTGGATATACACTTAAACCTTTTTTAATAACTTCACTTGCCTCATAATACATTTGAACATTTGCCAAGACTACAGAGAGATTGTGAAAGCTGTTTACATCTCCGTCAATAGTTGGTTGCGCTAAACACACCTCAAGCAAATTCCTTATATATGCAACGCTTCCAGACAAGGAATACTCTGTTAAATCAATCATCTCTTTTATTGCGTCTTTTATTAGGAAAAGCGCGGCTACACCACACCTTTGCATTTCATCAATCAATTTTTTATGCTCCATATTCAACGCCCCTTGCCGTATTGATTAAAATCCTTATCTGTATAATGGGGGTTTTAGCCCTTAAAATACATGCAGGTCGATTGCTTATGCTTTGGGAGAATGCTTCTCCCGAAATTCGATGTTTTGCAACGAAAAAAATCAGCATTTCTGTTGTTTTATATCCACTATGAAGATGAGGATTTATTGATTATTTTTAGCCTTCACAAACAATCCAAAGAGTCTTTGGAGAAATGTTTTTTCCCTTTTTTCTGATATCTCATTTTTTACATCATTTGCTTGTTGTGGCACTGAATCATTATTATCAAAACTATTTGAAAATGGACTTTTCCAATCCCAAATATACTCATCAAAATTTAGTGCATCTAGGTTTCCTGCCTTATGATAAAAGTCAAACAAAAATTTCAAGCGTAAAAAAACATCACTTATTTCTCTTTCTACATCTATATTATCAGTTGTACCATGTGTATTTTTATACTTTCCAAGTCTCTTCATGAGTTCTAAAATGAAATTTACATCTTTTTGTAAAAGTGAAGATAAAATTTGCCCTAAGTTATAGTTGTTTCTTTTGTACTCGTTCATACTAAATACCGATTTAATTAGACCAGTTAAAATATGGATAGATATATCATCGTTATATAACTGTTCTCTTGATGTTCCCTTTAATTTATGTTTCTCAAAATTTGCGCTCAAAGAACAAAGCAAATCGGATGCAAATGAATGATTGACCATATCTGAATCTAGGCGATTAATGCTTTCAGATACGACAGATATTGGATAACACCTGATCATTAGAGATTCAATAACTAAATTTAACAACTTGAGACTTTTGGTGCTTTTGTTCAGTTTTTCTTTCAGAGTATTGAATTCATAGTCAAAGTGAATAGAGCTTTTTTTGTTGCGTTTATCTTTTTTTGCAAGCTCAAACAGTCTATCTAAGTCAGAATTATAATTAAAATCATATATTTTCTCATAGGGCAAACGCCCTGCATTTAGTAATTCAGATATCATAGCCATATTTTGCTCATCAGGAGGAGCTAGATTTATGAGATATACCGACAAAATTTGCAAAAGGGAAGACTCATAATTCACAAAAGTATCACTAACAACGAGGTCGTATTCATATTCTATGGATTCAGTATCCACTCCAGTAGTTGACTCAATGAACTCGCACAAACAGCTTGATACAGACTCCAATTTTTCATCGCTATCAATAAAATTAAGATTAGAAATTTCTTCAAAAAAATCATCCTTGAAAGATTTATAGCTCTCATATTTTATTTTAGCGTCTGATGGTTGCTTTATTATTTTGTCCACAATGGTGTTAAAATCAAGAATGCTTGTTGACGAATAGGAGTTTACCTGAATCGGTGTTTTTTCATGTTTTGTTGTTTCATAAACTTCTATATCGGCAAGAGTTGATAGATACGGCTTACTTCTATCCCTCATTATTACTGCTTCTCCTAAATCTTTATCAAGACGTTGCAAATCAGAAACGGGAAGAACCTGTTTTACCAAAGCTCCGGGGTCAGTTATTTCGCCAGCAAGTGCAGACAATTCCTGCAAAAGCAAAATTTCACGACTTGTTAAAAATACCCAATTCTTACAATTGGTTAAAATCGTATCAGCTTCCTTATTATAACGTAATATCATTTGGTGTTTACTCTGAACAAAAATATTAAACCTTATGTTTCGACTTCTTGCGGCAGTTATCATAGCAGGAAAATCTTTTATAGTAGGTAAAGATGAAAATTCGTCGAGGACATAGTTAATCCTTCTATTTTGGGTTTGATTGTTATCCGTCCATGACTGCGCAAGGTCAATAAAATATTCATAGCTTTGTTTCACAAATAATGACACAATAGAGTGAAAACTTGTTTTTTCGTCAGGGAGTATCAAAAAAATTGCGGTTTTCTCGGTTATTAGTTTATTTAATGGTAATGTAGATTTTGATGAAAGCATATTTGTTACTTGCGTTTTGGTTAGAAATATCCGCATTTTGCTGTCAAATGTTGCCAATATGCTCATTCTAGTTTGCGGTGCTGCTGTAAAAATACCTAGTAACAGTGATTCTAGGTGCTTATCTGCAACAGCATACTTTGCAATATTGTTTTGGACAAAACGTTCAGAATCAGTAGACATATCCCCTTGAAAGAGAACTTTTCGTAACTCTATTAAGTTTCTCAAATTAACATGTTGTGAATCAACATTACCTTCATCACATATTTTAAATAAAAGTATTATCAAGCCTAATGCAAATGATGAAAATGAATTATCCCAAAATGGGTCAGATTTATTTCGTTCAAAATCAATATTCACGAGGTTTGTTATAATATCGTTTGCATATTCATAAGCTTTGTCAATTTTTTCCAAATCCCCTGAGCGATAATAGTCATACGCTATTTCTAAAGGATTCCAAGCACTTCCTTCATTGGGATTCCTAAGGTTCAATACACCAATTTCATAACCAATTTCTTTCAAAAAAGATGCTGTTCTGTTAAATATTTCGGCTTTGGGATCACAAACTATTATAGACTCCCCAGCACTACCCAATATCCTAACCATAGGCATAGCTACCAGTCTACTCTTCTTTGAACCTGTAGGACCAATAACAAGCGTATGGGAATCTTCAATATCAACAAAAACAGAATTTCTGTTTTCATTCCATGACAACGGAACCCCTCCTAAACCGACTAAAGGGATGCGTCCGTCTCTCTTTTTTGGTGGAGTAATTTTCAAATTGCCGAAAGAGTATTCTCCCAAACTTGCCTCGAATTCATTTCGCTGTTCAAAATATCTAGGCTTCTGCTTACTTCTTTCAGATAAGCCACTCATATTTACACCTCAAGAATGTATTTTAGTGGATGACGGCGTTTGCATTTGTGTTGCTGGACTCAGTGGACGTAAATGCTCCAGTTTTTTAGATAAAGCACTTTCTTTTTCACCAATCGGTTTGTTTTTTGTGAATTCAATTTTTTTCTGCTTTTCTAAGTAATTATGCCCTATTTCAAAAGAACGAAGAATTGCTGTTACTATTCTTCGCTCAACACCTTCCAATTCCTGACTTGCTGATACATTATTTTTTAATAGTTCGTCAGCACGCTTTCCAAATTTAAAATAGATAAGCTCACTCACTTCTGCTTTATCTGAATTCGAGATTGAATATTCTACCCACCTATTAAAACCATGATGATATCTGTATCGCTGTTTACGGTAACACCAAAACCGAGTATTAACTGACACTATATTAAACGAATTTTTTTCTACTCTGTAGTCATGGAGAGTGTAACCATTAACGCTCGGAATAGAAAATGATTTTCCGTCTGGATCTTTTTCAGAAGTTGAAATATCTTTTTCATCCTCTTCTTTAGGATCGTGAACATGACCATTCAATATAAGCCCAACGAAGTTTCCTAACAAGGTTCGGACATTGCGATTAGCAAAAGAATCGACTTCACTAAATTGTGCAAACTCGTTTGGATCAAGGCAACTAATGGGTCTGTGGAAAACGGCAATAACAACCTTATCATCAACTCTCTTTGTGTCTTGCTTTGCTCTGGGGAATTTTGGCATCAAGTAAGACACTTTATCTCCTGTTAAATCCTCAACTAAATTTCGAACTTGCATAACCAAATTTAAGCCAATAGAATGGGCTTCAGGCATTGTATTTATAATCTTACACGAGGCACTCCATTCAGAGTTAAAAACAGCAAATATAACATCATTAAACTCACGAATTCCATACAGATACGCCGCATGATCATCATTTTCTTTTGATAGCGATAATGTATTTTTCGCAAGTGGTTCTAATGAAAGTTTTTTACACATATTTTGATATTCGTCGAAAGGAGTGACTCTTTCAGATATTTTGCTAGGCTTTAATACATCATCTCTCGTATTTTGATATTGTAACAACAGGCAACTTTTAGTTGAACACTCTTTGCAACATCTTATTTCAGAAACTTCATTTGTCCCAAACAATGGAGGAATTGTCTCTTTTTTTGCTTTCTCATGGTCGAAATCGTGGTTTCCCGGACACAGTATCAAATTGCTTTTTTCTAATTTAAGTGTTTCTAAAATTTTTTCTATCCACTCTGAAAAAAGCTTATACTCATCCTCTTTCGCTTTATACGCGATATCACCAGAAACAACCACATAGTCTATTTTTTCCTTAATACTCAACGTTCTCAATGATGCAAATAAGGGTTCAAATATTATGTTTCTATCCATTTCAGACATCAAATTACCGCTTGTTCCATCGTCTTCTCCTATGCCGAAATGTGGATCCGACAGATGAAGTATTTTTATCCATTTATCGTCGTTTTGCACTAAATCATTCATGTCAAGGCGATTGGTCGTTGATTCAGTGTAATCTTTATGTCCGCTATTTTGATTTGTTAACAAATCAAAATCTTCATCTTTTGAAATTTTTGGTGCCAACCTTGAAAAATATGAAGATAATTCTTTAATAATGATATTTGCTGGAACAGCAAATGCCTTGAAAATTTGCCGACTATCTTCGCTATTTGGTATCCACGCTATCATACCGACGCATTTATTTTGTTCGTTTAGTAAAGGTGCGCCACTGTAGCCGCATGTTACAGCATTTGTGTCTATAAGATCAATCTTGCACTCATTATCAATAAGTGCATTGAATTTAATATCAAAAACTGGAATGCCAACAGTGCCTTTTGGAAAGCCCATTGTGCTAAAAGCAGTAACCCTGCTCCCATCGTGGATTACGAGCGAATAAAAATATTCACTCACAATACTGGATTCAAGCAATGCAAAATCATGAGTAATATTTACTGCCAAAACTCGCGCTGAATGAATAGTGTCGTGACCATCGTATTTAAACGGAACGCTATCCCCTACTTTATTGCAACCAGCAATAGCTAGTACATGCAAGCAAGTTAAAATATATTTTTCGTTCATCAAAAAAAAACCCTGTCCCTGCTGTGCTTTTGCTTCCAGATACGTCGCGCTTGAGGATATTGATTATGCCTTTATGTTTATTCATTTTGAGTCACTCCATTTTAGCTTAACCGTTATACTCGCTTCGGAGCTAATCGACGAAATTATAATTCCAGCATCTGCTGAAAATTTTACAGAAAATCCCAACTCAATTTCACTTGGAGATGTTGATAAATCATTTACTGAACGAGCTAAATATTCGGAAAATGTTTTAATTTGCAACAAGGCATCGTCGAAATAGTCTTTAGCTTTTTCAACAACTCTACTAGCACTCCCAATAGGCTTGAATTGCTCATTGCAATTTGATGAGGTGTTATTAAATTCCAAATATATTTTTGTATTTTCATCCAATGTTACTTCAATTAGATCTGTCACAAAACAACCCCCCACATGATCAGAGTTTCCTCTGATTCTCATGAAGCTACGTCTGTATTTCTTTCTGTCAGTAACTATAAATAGGCTACTAATTGCACACCATAAATTGCCATATTATGACAGTTCAACTCCCGCAAATCCATTAAATTAACCTAGCGAACGACTAAATCCGTCAGGTGAAAGTGTATCACAGAGGGAGTTTATCATACCGCGCAAAATATTCTATCAATGCCTTTTCAATTTTAACGGCTGTTGCTTGTTTAGTGGTACAGTTGCCGCCTAAAATATTTTTCTTGCATTGAAAAGAATAGTGTGTTGATTTCCCGGTTTTTGTTTTGTAAACTGTATTGTGTGATGTATACATACGCCCACAAACACAATAAAGCAAGTTTACAAAATAGTTGGGTTCTACCGGCTTTTTAGTTGGTGCTACTCGCGCATTTTTCTTTATCATAATTTGCGCGGCGTTATACAAATCCTCTGTTATTATCGGTTCGTGTTTTCCCTCGGTTTCAAATTTCCGGTCGGGTTCGTGCATACAATAACGTACATTGCCTATATAGTTACAGTTGGTAAGAGTGTTCTTTATACTTCCCGCCGTCCACATATGCCCCATTTTACTTGGGATTTTTTGCAAGTTAAGACTTTTTGCTATTGCAGATAGCGACATACCACGGTTTACATACATATCAAAAATCGTGCGTACATTTTCCGCTTCTTCTTCATTGATAGTTTGCACAAGTTCACCTTTGCCCCTATCATATCCGTAACTTTTGAATGTTGAATTATTTGTGTAACCCTCGCGCAATTTGCGTTCTTTTCCTACTCGTACACGTTCCGCAATGTTTTCGCGTTCAAACTCTGCGAAAATGCCGATAATCTTTATAAACATTCTCCCGCTTGCTGTGGATGTGTCTAAACTCTCCATAAGTGAGTTGAACGCGCAACCGTTATTATTGAAAACGTCTATTAGATAAACCAAATCCGCAACGGAACGTGTTAGCCTGTCGAGTTTGAAAACAAGTACATTTTTTACCCGCCCGGCTTTTATATCGTCAATCATTCTGTTTACTGCCGGTCGCTCTGTTATGTTCTTTCCACTTATGCCCTCGTCAATATAAATATTGAAGATAGACCAGTCTTTTACATTTGCATACTCTTTTAACTTTTGTTCTTGCGCCCGGATAGAAAAGCCCTCTTGTGCTTGTTCTTCGGTCGAAACACGGCAATAAATGGCAGTTTCCATAATAAAAACACCCCTAACTGTTATTTCCAGTCGGAGCGTCTTTGGTATCTTTTAGTGCTTTTTCCAATTCTCTCTGCCGCTGTATTCGTGGTAAGGATGTACGGCGAAAGAATTTTAACATCTCATTGTAAAGGTTTTCCGGCAATTTTAATTTTTCCGGCTTATCGTCCATTATGTACTCCCCTTTGCTTGATATACCATAAGCATATGAAGCAAGGCAGATAATAATGCGGAAAAGCCTGTATTTATGCCGTAGCTTGTACCTTTTTGAGTGGGGAAAAAGCGTTTATGTTTTTCTTATCACTCGTTAAAGTGAAAGCAAATCTCATCATTACCCATGATGCAGACGATGCGATTATTACGCAGTTTATCACAGCGGCAACCAGCTATGCAGAAACCTTCCAAAGTGTACCCGAAGGCTCATATGCGGAAAATAAAATGCCAGCGACCACGGAACAGGCTGTAATTATGTTAAGTTCCCATTTTTATGAAAGCCGTGACGGGTCTACCGGGGGATTTTTCTCCGACAGCGTTCCGGCAAGCCAACAAGTGTGGAATACTGTAAATATGCTGTTGCGGCTTCATAAGAATTGGAAAGTTTGATTTGGTTTCTTCATTATATATAGCCTGTCTGTGGTGGCATATTTTTTTCTTCGGCATATTGAGAGAGCGTCCAACCTATGGTATTATTGTGGGGAAGGAAACTCTGCTCAACTGGAAGAAGGTAAACTGTGGCATCTACAAATAATACGCCTCTTGGCTACATTGAATTGCCGAACGGAGATATGGCAATATTTCCAATGAACGATGTGTTCTTAAACTATACGTTTGAGGATATGGAGCATTGGGAAGCCCTGCGCTTGGCTGTGAATCTGATTATTGAGGCGTATATGCAACTGAAGCCCGACACAAGGTTAAAAACAATTGATGGCGATATAAATGTAAGGACACAGTTTCGCCAGTTTCTTGCGGCTAATAAAAACGCCAATGCCAAGTTTCGTGAACAAGATATCAAAATGACAGAGGGTAAAGTTTCCATAACCTATGTCGAATTTCAAAACGATGCACATCCCGACCCACCAATAGAAATTCGTTCTGTTGAATATTTTGGTATTGGTATAGGACACAGCAAGGGCAAGATTGCCAACCAAATATGGTTTTTGGCAGAGGATGTTAAATCACTTCTGCGTGGAAAGACAATCGCTCGTTATGTTCTGAAAGACGAAATATCAGGCGAAGAGCATCCCGAAAGTTCAGGGATAATGTATGTTAGCTTAACGAAGTTGGCGAAAGAAAACACTCCTGTTGGAGAATTAGCCTCATTTCTTTTGGGCATAACTACTGACCCACAAAATGAGGTTGTGAAGAAAATAGCAAAGACATTTAGTGCCAGTTTCCAAGAATTTAAGAAAGATGAGGATGTGGTTACGGTGTTGACACATGAAGAGAGAGTTCGCGGCAAAGTTTGGACTGCGGCTGTTGCCGAAGGTAAAGCAGAAAGAGATGCTGAAATTTCAAACCAATTTACCAAACTAAAAGAAAAAGGACTTGACCCACTGGCAATTATGCAAGAGATGGAACTTATGTTTTCAACTGTGCAAGTTGCGAAACCATCACAAAAATAACATTTAATTTGGTGTGTTTGTTGGGGAGTTTTTGTTGTTCCTTTCGTAAAAATATAAATGTAATTACACATCCGCTGGCGGTATGGAATCTACCCCCAGCGGATATTTTTATATAGCCAAACCCATGTTTTGTGCGCTTGCTTTAATTCTGAGTTTGAGGGATTAATGTGTCACCGAAAACGAAGGGGTTGGTGGCATGGCTTGCGGACATTGGTATGGCGTTTATAATATGCGCGAGGATGAGGCTTGCGTAGGTGTATTTGAAAGCACAGCCGAAATATGCGCCTTTTTTGGCGGCATTAAGGCGCATAGGGTATCCAAGTCGGTGATGCTTGATTATTGGCTTACGTTTGGCTCTGAGCGGTATAAGGTTATATGCTTCCGAGAACCCACGCGCAAGGAAATAAAAGGGCTTCTGCGCCAGCGGTTTGGGGATAAGTGCTATAAAATAACAGGGGATGGTATATATTTTCGGGTAGACGGAAAGCGAGGTTGGCACTTGTTTGCACAGGATTTGGAAGAAGCGGCTATGCTGTTAAATAGCCCCTACATATAAGTTAATGGAATAAGTTGTCAACTCGGACAATCAGCCTTGCATATGCTTAACAATCAAGTATATGTGAGGCGTTTTTTATGTTGGATAAAAAACCATCTTACACCAAGCAAAAAGAAAATATAGTACATATTGAAGATAAACCACAATTAAGAAATTCAGTCAAGGAAAGCAAGCCAATCCGTTCGCAGACATCGGAAATGCGTTTCGGAAATGTTACATATATTGTGAACACACATTATAAAGAAAATGGCAGAGAAAACGGCACACAGAAATTATTGCGCTATGTTTCAAAGCGAATTTCAGCCGAGATAAAAAGCGGAGGAATGCCCGAGAATCAAGGGGAAATCCATTCTTTTTAACTTGCTTAACGTGCCGCTTTAGGTAACATGGTAGGTAGCAAAATAGAGAGGAGGGATTGCGTATGGCTGTACAAAATGGCAAAATAACAGCATTATATTGTCGGCTTTCTGTTGATGACCGATTAGAAGGCGAGTCCAATTCTATCACCAATCAGCGGAATATTCTCAGTAAATATGCCGCTGATAATGGTTTCAAAAACACTCGCTTTTTCGTGGACGATGGAACTTCCGGCACGGTTTTTAATAGACCGGGTCTGAACAGTTTACTTGAAGAAGTAAAAGCCGATAATGTAGCAGTAATTATTTTCAAAGACCAGTCAAGAATTGGACGCGATGTGCTGGAAGTCGGGCTTCTCAAAAGAACCTTTGAAGAGCATAATGTCCGATATATAGCGGCAAATGACGGTCTTGACAGTGCTAACGGATTTGATATTATGTCCATATTCCGCGACGTTTTTAACGAGTTCTATGTAGCGGATTGTTCAAAAAAAATCCGTGCCGCAAAAAGGGTAGCCGCACTTCAAGGCAGGGTTTTGGCAAAACTGCCCTACGGCTATAAAGCGAATGCAGACAACAGTGCATGGTTGCTTGATGAGGAAGTTTCGGAGCAGATAAAAGAAATTTTCGATATGTATACATCGGGAACTGGAATTGCTGAAATATGCCGTATTCTAACAGCGAGAAAAGTGCCTCGCCCGGAAGATTACAGGAAGGGCAAGCCAATATCTGCGCCGTGGGATGTGTCCAGCACTTGCCAAATGCTCGAAAATCCCGTGTACATCGGACGGTATGAAATGCAAAAGGTAACAACGGTTTCTTACAAGAACCACACCGTAATAAAGCGTCCAAAGGAAGAATGGGTGGTAATTGAAAACCATCATCCGGCGATTGTGGAAATTGAAACATTCGAAGCGGCACAGCGACTTCGTGACAATCGCAGAAGAAGAACCAAATGCGGCGAGAAGTCTATACTAAGCGGATTGGTTTTTTGCAATGACTGTGGTCGAACATTAACATACAGCGTTGCAAGCAAAAAATATCCAATGGCATCTTTTATCTGCTCTCGCTACAGAACTACCAATTGTTTACACGAACGCAAATGTACTAGGCACAGCATGAGAGTTGATGCGCTGGAGCATATTGCGCTGACAAAAATACAAGAAACCGTGGCATTTGCCTTGGACGATGAAGAAGCCTTTACGGAACAAGTTTTCAAAAACACAAACCTCGATACTGAAAATGCAATAAAAGCAAAGATTGGCGAATTTAACAAGGCACAGCGCAGAATAGCGGAACTCGATAATGTTATGAGCCGCATTTACGAAGACCATGTTGCCGGAAAAATGACGGATGATAGATTTGTAAAACTTTTATCCGGCTACGAAACAGAGCAGTCACAGCTAACCGAGTCATCAACTGTACTACATGATGAAATTGAAGAACTAAAAAGCAAAACTGCAAATTTGCACAGTTTTATGAAGTTGGTGAAACGCTACGGAAAAATAAGCGAATTAAACGAAGAAGTAGCACGAGCGTTCATCGAAAAGATTGTTGTGCATGAAGCGGTAATGAAGGAAGGAACACAACGGGTAAAAGAGAGCCAGCAGGTAGATTTGCATCTCACCTACATCGGGCAGTTTAACATCGAATAACGGCAAGCGCAGGTTGCGTTTGCCTATTTTATTTTATGAAAAAGAACGTCCTTAACTTGATATAGCAGAAAATTCGCATGAGGCTATCGTCACCAAGGAAATTTTCGAAGCGGCACAACGTCTGCGTGTAGGCAGAAAAAGACCCACTAAAACAGGCGATTTGGGTGTTCTCAATGGCCTTATGGTTTGCGAGGATTGTGGCAGTAAGCTACACTTGAAACGCCAAGTTAAGAAGGGCAAAGACGGCGCACGTTATGAGTACAATTATTATGACTGTGCATGGTCTCCAGCCTTCAAAACAGAATTTGCCACTTGCACTTGCCATTCTGTAAACCGTGAAAGGTTGGAAGAATTGGTGCTTATGTATGTACGCCGCGATATGGAACACGCCAAAGCCTACGAACAGGAATTCTTGGAAACCGTAAACGCAAAGCAAGGCAAGGAACAGCAAAGTACCCTACGGAAAAGCCAATCAGAACTTTCCAAGGCGCGGAAGCGGATTACTGAATTGGATGACATTATTACCCGCACATTTGAACATGGCATCACCGACACAATCTCCAAAGAGCGGTTTGAATTTCTGATTAATCGCTACGAAACAGAGCAATCAGAATTAAAAACAAAAGTTGCTGAGTTGGAGGGCATCCTGTCGGAAGCCGAAAGCCAAACCAGCAACACTGAGAAATTCTTGGAGTTAATCCGAGATGTAACAATGCCCACAGAACTGACCCGTGAATTTGCCTACAAAATCATCGAAAGCGTTATCGTTGGGAAAGCGGAGTTTATCGGTGCTGGCCACCATAACAAAAGGCAATCCATCAAAATACGCTACAATTACATCGGTGAATTGGAAAGCATCACGCATGAAACTTCTTACAGGGCAAAGCGATAGTCTTTTTTTTAGGCCATAAGCGGTATTCAGTTATCACCGATAGTCATCGTTGCTTAGGCGCACGTAAACGCCAACCAAATATTCCTTATTCATGCTCTGCCTCTTCTCGCAGAATTTTTTTTATTATTAGTTCTTCCAAGGCTTCTTTTAAGTCCATTTCGCCTTTGTGGACGCTTGTGATGCGGTACAGCGTTTTGCCAATTGTTTTTTCGTGATACGTTGTCTCGGGGTTTTCCACTAAAATCACCGCTTTTTTTGTTCTTGGTTAAACCTATGGCGAATAAAATATGTCCTATGACATAGTGTATTCAAACACGCCCCGGGGGGTGATTTTATGTGCCGCGTTGGAATTTATTTGAGGTTGAGCAAAGAAGATACGAGAGTAGGGGAGTCGGTTTCGATTGAAAACCAGAAATTGCTTCTGACCGGTTACATAAAAGAAATGGGCTGGACGCTTACCGAAACTTATTGCGAAACTTAATCCTTGTCTTTGATACAATGCCCTTCTAATCATAACGGCTTAATATGTAAATAAATCCCAGCAATTAAGGCTTCTGACGATTGAATTCTAGTCAATCGCGGAAGCCTTAATTTTTATATGGAATTCAAACATCTCCCAAGTTTGATGCCGAAGCCACATAGCCTCAGCCCCACAAATAGGAATCGTTAAAATGTATCGCTAATCGTTAAAAGGTTAGTGGGTCAAAACTATTAAAGGTTCACAATCTGCACAGGATTTTTGACACCCAGAGGCAAGCCCCATTCTTCCACAAAATATTCAACAAACAAATTAGTGCCAATCGTGTGAAATTGGTCGTATCTTTCCATCAACCATTTGAATGCGCCGAATCCATAGTGTTCAGCGAGTGCTTTGCTTGGTGTCTGCAATTCATAAACAAGATATTGGATATACATAGCAAACCAAGCACGTTCATAGTCAAAGAAACCTTCTCCAATTATTGGAGTATAGTTTTCTTCAAAGTCCTCGCGCCAGCGAGTTAACCAGAATGATGCGGAGTTGTCTACTTCTTTGTCGTCAATGCCACATTTCACATTTGACAAAAACAGATTGAACCAATAATCCAAAAAATCGCAATCATCGGGAATCCGTCTAGCCCACTCTGCCAGCTTTGCCGTAATCATGTAGTCGTACTCAAAACGCATATTTAGACCAACCTTCCTCTCGATAATCTTCTATAAACTTCTCTCCCTCAAACACGCTTCCGCGCAATTGTAATAAATCTTTATTCATCGTTACCCTTCGCGCTTTGTGTCGTTGAATGGCGTTTTCTAATTCAGCACCTTTTAACTCATATGAATCTACATAACGCAGACCATTGGCGTTGTTCTTAAATACATATTGGTTTCCCAATTTACAATATTCCAAAGATTTAATCAAGCGCACATCACCAATCCCTGCAATACCACCCAGCATAAATGCCGGAATTGAAATAGTCATGTCATCGTTGGCTATTGCGCCAACAACAACATTTTTGCTGAAGGATATATCAAACAGCTTTTCCCTAAAGCCAAGAACAACTTTCAGCCAATCTTCGCCTGTTAATAAAATTTGTTCTTCCGGATTGTTGCTGTATTCATAGACAGTCACGATTGGTGTTTTTCTTTTTCTAATCCATTCTTCCGCAGTTTCTTTATTTTCAGCCAAATAAAACCCCTGCCCAAAATCGCAGTTAACTCTAAGACCGGGAAACTGTATATTTTCGGTGGGCAGTGACTTATCGCCACCGTGATACAATAATTTTACCTTCGGTGCTTCATTGTTATACTCCATTGTCATCCTCCATTATGGTTTTATATATCCCTTACTAATGGCAACTTGCACCGCTGTTTCGATAAACTCCCACAGCTTGGGTATTACGGTTTTCACTGGAGCGATACGTTCGTATACTTGTGCGGCGGTCACATCGTATTTCACCCATGTGTAGCCATCCGTTAGATGGTTGGCAAGGAATGGACTGAAGCGGTCGAGAGCGGCGGCGTACATGGCATCCGGCGTTTCCATTTTATCGAATTCTTCCCAAAGCCCACGATATTCTTTGGCTTGGTGGTCGGGCAACAGCGCGAAAAGTTTATCTGCCGCTTGTTGTTCCAATATCAGTTTTTCAGTATTTTCAATGCCGCTGAACGCCGGTACATCCCCTGCGTATATTTCCACCAAATCATGCACCAACAGCATTTTAAGCACACGACACAAATTTACACCATCAATTTCTGCGTGTTCAAAAAGCGTTAGTGCCATCAGTGCAATATGCCATGAATGTTCTGCCACGTTTTCCCTTCGGGATTTATCCGTCAGCAGGGTTTGCCGTTGGACGCTTTTCAATTCATCAGCTATTTTCAGAAATTCCAGTTGTTTCGACAATATATCGCTCATATCATAAACCACCTTGTTAGTGGGACATTTCCCATAAATATAATGATGCAACCGAGCCATATGGCGCATAGCGTTTGGCATATCTTGCAAATTTCTCTTTTGGCAGTTCTTTCAATCCGTATAATGTCATCATGCCTCTGCGAATTGCCAAATCACCGTAGCTGACAACATTTGGACGCATCAGCGAAAATATGAGTATCATTTCTGCTGTCCAAACACCGACACCTTTAATTGCAGATAGTTCTTGGATTATATCTTCGTCACTTTTGCTTGGAAAACTATCAAAATCTATGCTCTTGTTCTCAGTAGCCTCCGCTACATTCTTGATGTATTCGGCTTTTCGCATAGACATTCCGCATGATTGAATTTCATCAATCGGTAAGGCATGAAGCCTGTGTGCATCCATTCCGCAAAGGTCTCTCAGTTTGTCGCATACAGTTGCCGCCGCTTTGTTGGAAATTTGCTGACCGACAATGCTTTCCACAAGTGCGGCAAAGGGGTCGGGGTTTATTTTTCGTCTAATCATACCCATGCGGTCGATTGCCGCACCCAGCTTTTTGTCTTTCTTGCGTAAATGCGCCAGTTCCGATTCGCCATATTCGAAATAAATGTCAGTCATCGTTTTCTCCGATTCTTTTTTCTGCACTAAGAACGCTTGCAGTTTTCACAATGTTTCTGCCATATTTTTTCTGTAGATTCAACAGAGCATCATCCAGTTTGCTTTTTTGTTCACCTTCGCCATTATCAAACAGCGACATTTGCATATTGGGCGAGGTGGTAAAATTACTTAAAGTTATACCCACAAGTCGAATGGGGCGGCGTTCAATTTTATCCATCAGTGTGGCGGCAGTTTCGTATATAGTCTGAGCGTTGTTCGTAGCATCGCCGCTTTTGGAGCGTGTTATTGATTTCATATCGGCATAGGTAACTTTTAACGTGATGGTGTGAGCATAAATGCCTTTAAGTTTCACATCAAAGCTGAGTTTTTGTGCCGTTAGTAACAACACATCCTTAAGGTAGCTAAAGTCCGTTGTATCTTGTTGGAAGGTCTGCTCAGTGCCGATGGATTTTACTTCCGATGAAGGTGTTACTTTGCGATGGTCAATTCCGTCAGCCAGTTCAATGATTTGTTTGCCATGATTGCCAAGTAGAGCAATCACGCCTTGTGGATTTTCATAAATATTCCGCACAGTGGTAATTCCTATACGTTGTAATTCATCGGCAGTTTTTGCACCTACACCATATATTGTGCGGACAGTGCGGTCGACAATTAAATCACGCAGAGCCTGTTGTGTTAGTATTTCAAAGAATCCATCAGGTTTATCTTCTTCACTGGCTAACTTTGCGGACATCATGGAAAATCCTATGCCCACGGAACAAGTAAGTCCAACGGTATCCAGTGTTCTGCGTTTTATTTCATGCCCGATTGCCGCCGCGCCACCAAACAGATGCTCCGAGCCAGTAACATCCATGAAGCCCTCATCCAATGACACATATTCGCAAATGTCAGTGTAATCGCTCCAAATTTCATGCACTTGCTGGGATGCTTCCTTATATTTGTGCATATTGGGGTGCATATAAATCCCATGCGGACAGCGGCGATAGGCATCTTTGATACTCATGGCAGAGCGAACGCCGTATTTCCGTGCCTCGTAACTGCACGTTGAAACCACGCCACGTTCGCTTGGCAATGCGCCGATTATCAGTGGCTTTCCGGCAAGGTCTGGATTGTCGCGTACCTCTACAGCCGCAAAAAAAGCATCTAAATCAACATGGACGATTCGCATATCTCATATATCAATCCTTGTCGGGCAAAACCCAAACATACTGTGGTCTGTTTTTCGCATAGCCAGAGAATATTTGCGGAAATGGCTTGCTTGGGTCAAAAATCCATCTGTCCTCTTCTCCAGTATAGCCACATTCACCCATGCGAGGTGAGTTTGTAATTTCCAAAAGTGCATCTTCGTCTGTTTCTTCAGCGCAAGATTCGCAAACAAATCCACCTTCCCAAGCATCAATATATGCGGCAGGGGCTTGGCATGAATCGCAAGCTTCCGGCATGGGTTCATTTCGCGCAAGCAGAAGGATTTTTTCGCGCTGTTTGGGTCTGGCAATTTCGCTGACAACAGTGACTATAATTTCCGTTGTTGAGCCAAAATCGTATTCATACAGAAGCGTATCACCGACACCAAGCGTTGACACCTTTTTAGACTTTCCAAACTCGCGTCCGCCCTGACGAAACGCACTCATATGACCGCAACATTCGCACCATACTTCACGCAAGAATTTATCCACTGATGTAAGTGTGGCAGTTTGAGCCACTGTAAAGAAAAGCCAGTAATCCTTGTTGTATGCGCCTTCGGCTTTGATGAGATAGCAATTTTCATCACCGCTGTTATGGTCTTTGAGGATATGGTTTTTAATTGCTGTTTTTGCGGCGGTCTTTCCGCACATAAAGCAGTTTCCGTTTATTGTTTGTTTTGCCATTTCTTTCTCCCTTATAATTTTAACAAATTTATGCGGACATAGTGCTTGTACTAATCAAGACTTGCATAAAGACTATATTTACCCTTCTGATAACGCTTAAATATTGTCCTTTGAAATGTGCGGTATGTCATCATTGCGCTAACCCCATTCGTATTGCTCCAATTGAAGAAGCTATTTTCGGGTTTAACTCCACCGGCATTAGTGTGTTGCAAAAACTCGCAGATTAACTTCACTGCATTTTCCGATGGGTGTCGATTGGTTTTCACAATCAGCTTATTGTAAATATCACTTATTAAATCTGACATTTTAACTGTCAGATTATGTGAAATGTGCTGGCAATTGTGAAAAATCAATACAAACCAAAATGCTTCATGTAACATAGCATCCCCATTTGTAATTTGAGAAAGTTGGGTCTCTATCAAATTGTCTACACTCTTTTTTACATCACCAAAGAAAGATTTGTTATAGGATGAATAAACGAGCAAATTTGCCCATATTATGGGATTCATCGCTACATTTGCTTTTTTCATTAATTCATTTTCTGTAGCCACATCAAACGACATTTTATATTCTCGCATGAAAGGAAACCAATCACACAAGTCGAAAATACTCCCACGTTGAAAAGCAAAGTAATACCTGTCTATAATATTTTTAAGTTTCCGTTTTTCCTCAATGGAGTTCTTGAAGTTTACTTCATCCTCCATATACACAATTATCGAAATTATTTTTCTTGTTTGGTCAAATGCTGGACAAAAAGAGTATATAAACAAAGCAAAGTCAATAAGCAACATCGCCTTACCCGTCTTGTTTTTTTCAAATAATGTAAATCCTAACCTCTTTTTGCCAATGTTGTTGAGTAATGTCGATAACAGGAATGATACTATCGTTCTTCTGTCATCAGAGTATTTCTTCATTGCCATAGTTATTTCGTCTTTCAATCTGTCAACTTTGATAAATTCTGATTTGACCAAATGTTGTTCACTTTCGGGCAATTTATCATACTCAGATTTTTTTATGTTATGGAAAAAGCCTTCAATTTTATCAGAAAGTTCCCTTGTTTTTTCTAGCCAACTTTTCGGCACAAGGGGAGTTTCGCCTTTAGAGAGCTTCATCTCATTTAGGCGAAGTAAGTATTTTTCTCCATGATGATTAAATTTTGCAATTACTTTATCGAGGATATCTGGAGAGTTAGCAAACAAAAACACATCGTCAACATATCTAAACACCAAATAATCACGCTCTTTGAGTATGTTTTCTGTCGACAGCGACAACAAAATTTCAGAATCAATTTGTTGCAATAAAACCTCGGCTATCATTCTTGAAAATTCTGGTCCAACGATAAGTCCATTGGAAGATAATCCATTGATGTTTTGCAACACACGGTCTATTGCAATGAATAAATTAGAATTTTCTGCGCCTTTTGAATCAATGACGTTTCTTTCCACAATCCACTTATAAGCATGAGTATAAATACTGTCAAAACATGACTTATAATCCATTTTGGCAAAGTATCCATATTGAAAGTTGGCTATTCGCCAAACCCGTGAATCCGCAAATGAGTTTATTGACTCGAATGGTGAAATACTAAAATAACTGCCTGTCTGTTGTATCGCGCCTGCTCCAGCGCGTTTTGATTGTCGCTGGAAATAAGATGTTCCTTTTTTTACTTTTGCCTTATAATAAAGACTTGTATTCTTTTTATGGTAACGGATAGAATAACACCTTTTTCGCTCGAAGAAATTTAGTACATCCTTTTGGTAACATTCCATGAAAAGAAATATGTTTAATGCGGATAGCGGTTGAATAAGGCTCATTTCGCGAGTAAAATTTGTACCCTTTAGAATATTATATTTCATAGGCTTGGATGCCCATCCCGATTTAAAAAGTATTTTATTGCCTTCTGCTTTTGCTTTTTTCATAGCTTCAGACATATCTGCAATAACAGATTGATTTTCTTTTTTCATCAAAAAATCATAAAACGGACGGAACGAATATAACTCCGACAATTCTACAGGCAAAAGGTCGGTTAAAATATAGTCAAGTTTATTCCTTTCTAATCCGTTCCAATTCATTGAATAATTCTCCGTTCACTGATATAATGTTGATATGCAAGTCAGAATCACTTGCGGTGTCGAGCCTTTGGACACACACATCATCGGCAAAGCATATTGCTACGCTTTACGCTTTGTTTAGAACATAGCCAAGGCAATGTTCCGGGACGGCAAGGGAAACCTTGCCGTTTCGTTATTTATTTAATAACCCACCTTGGTCTTAATGAGATATTCTCTAACAAGATTGCCATAACCTCTCATTTTCCCGTCCTTGTTAACACTACTTATTTCAATTTTATTGCATAATTTTGCAAGAGCATCATAATCAAATCCAATTCGTTCCACTAGTAATAGGGTTTTGTTTTTCTTCATGTTTTCAAGTAAATTATATCCAACCTTGTTTTGAGCATTTTTTATGAAATAGGGTTCACTGACACCAGCTTCGGCAAATACATCCTCAACCATTGTCCTCAAGAAATCTTCTGTGCCACTATCTACAAGTCCAACTTTGAGAAAATATCTCAACTCCCCATAATTAGCAATAAACCCTTTAACTTTCCACACCTTGGAGTTGTATTTGCGTCCTTGGTATACCACACGCGATGTAAATGTCGCTATTCTATGGCGAAGCAACTCTAGTTTTCCGTAATCTATACTGGAAGGGTCGATATATAGATTTATAAACTTTGCCACACGTTTTTTATATTTGCTTTGCTTGCTTTGTGTTATCCCATACACAATATTAACTTTACCATTGTTAGCCGTTAAGGTCATCTCGTATCCCAAAAAATCAAACTTCTTAGGATTTTGTGTTAAATCATGCTTGGTTATGTGGAAAAACTTATTAAAATTAAAACGTGTTTTACATTTGGGAAGCACATTAGCATCAACATCTTGGTAGATGTTCGAAAGCGCAAGATTTAAGGCGGCTTCAACTTCACTCTTGCTAACATTTTCATTGAAAATAATTATTCCATCGTCTATATAGCGTTCATAGAAAAGAACACCACGAGAAACGAATGCCATTTTAATTAAATCATCAAAGTTTTTTGCTATGATTTCTGCTATCGCATTTGATGTTCCTAACCCAGCATACGCATACTTGGTTTTGTAGGCATAATCACTTATGATGTCTGTTTCAAATCTATTTGTCATTTTGGGCTTGATGTATTTTTCAAGAACATATGGCACAGAAACGGAATTAAAGTAATCCTTGAAATCAAATTTTACAATCGTAAACGCACCCATTTGTCTAACTGCTGTCAACACATTAAACAATTCTCTAATGGACTTGTTTCGATTGGGATATTTTACCCGAAACACTCTATCTAAAATTTGTTTGATACATTGACAAAGTATGCTTTCTGTAGAGTATATATCTTCAAATTCCTTAACAAAACGCTTCTTTCCATCTTGGCTCAATACAATAGAAGTAGATTTTGTAAAATCATAATTTGACGAGTTAATATCCGATTGAACACGAAAAACAATAGCATCAATCTCATCGACAGTTTTATTTGAGAGAGTGTCTTTGGCAACTTTATGTCTAACTGCTCGTCTTATATCTTTTTCGTATAACATGGCAAGTCACTCCCCATTCCCAATTTTTGTTACTATGCGGCGGCGTTCGCCGTAATCCCCTCAATAACTGTCCGTAGCTTCAAAAACATCTTCATATCGTTAAACACTTCGCTCACACCACCCAAATCGGAGAATGGGCTTTCCTGTAAAATCGCCAAATCCTTCATCATGCCATTTTTAACGATATAGTTCACAATCTGCTTTACAAAGTGCATCTGTCGGCTGTCGAGTTCGGCATCGTTCAAAAATTCGGAAAAGGCATCATTTGCCGCTTGTTGGCTCAAACCCACGATGGAACGCACCAATTCGCCCAGCGGTGTTTTTCCGTATTGAGCATCGTACTGTTCCTTTGTGCCAAGTTCGCTCCACAGGATGCTTTCCAATGATTCAATATCCTTTGGGGTCATGGGTATATTACCCTTTAGCTTGGCGATGACGGGGATGCTTTCGTTTTGTTTGATGTAATAGCTTACCTTCTTTTTGTAGTTGGCAAGGTCATCATTGTCTAGTTGGGACTCGTTCCATTCTGTCGATAAAATGTCATCGGTAAAATTGGTGTCGTAGCGTGTGCGTTCATCGGGTGGAATAAATTTGATAAGGTCACGCAGTTTTATGCGGATATTTTCATAATCCATAACCCCGGCGCGTTCCAAATAAGCATTGTGTAAAATCTGCTCGATAAGTTCGCTTTGCTCTGCAACAGCAGGGATGGTGGCGTAGCGTGACAGTTCTTGTGTCTTTCTGATGAGGTCATTTTTCGCCCTTTTGTAAGACTTTGCTGCAAGCATGGCGAGTTCTATCTGATAAATGAGCATATCAAAACGCACAGCCGATATTTCATCCTGTGCAGGGGGAACAAGTGGCGCAATATGCTCTGCAATTTGTAAAATGTTTTCATATGTCAGCGTTGTAAAATCGCTCTCGGTTTGGAATTTATCAATGGTTCTTAGGTGTTGTTTTACAGCAAAATTATCGCGATTCAAATGCGTGACTTTTGAAACCAAGTCTTGCACCAACTGGACGCGATATGTCTTTAGTTCGTCTGTTTGATAAACTATATCTTGGAGTTTATACACCATTTCGGCTTTGGTATTAAACATCCGCTCTTGCAAGGTTGCGACTGTTCCGGCTTCTCTGCCTTTTGCTCCCATGCGGAAAAACGCAAAGTTTCCACAAAGGTCAAAAATATAAAATCGTTCTTTGTCATTTCCATCTAAAACGCCGGGACAAAGGCGAGTGCCTCGCCCAATCATCTGCCAAAACTTAGCACGGCTGAATACCTTTTTGAAAAACACCAAGTTAAGGATTTCCGGCACATCAATGCCTGTATCTAGCATATCAACAGAAATGGCGATTTGCGGAAATTGTTTGGGGTCGGAAAATTTATCAATTATGCTTTGAGGATAATTAATCCTGTTGTCGATAACTTGGCAATAGTGTGCCGGATAATCGGGGAATTCTTTACCCCATACTTCCAAAATCTTCTCGGCATGGTTGTGATTCTTTGCAAAGATTATTGTTTTGCCTATTTTCGAGCCATAATCAATTCGTTGACCGTTTTCCATCAAAAGATGCAGAGCCTTTTTTATGGTGTCATAATTAAACAGCCATTCGTTTAATGCTCCGGCATCTATGGCATCGGGCATAGTGCCTTCTTCATCGGAAAAAGTATTCTCGTACTCTTCTTTTTCTTCTGGGTCAAGGTCATCATACGATATGCCTTGGCTGATGAATTTGAGTTCCGACTCAATGGATACATAATCTACCAAATATTTGTCTTGCACAGCTTGCGCCAGTTCGTACCCATAAGTTGGAACACCGCTTTCGAGGTCAAAAATTTCATAGGTATTTTTGTCTATGTCATCTTTAGGGGTAGCGGTCAATCCCACCAAAAGCGCATCAAAATAGGTAAAGATGTCTTTGTATTTATTGTAAATGCTGCGGTGGGCTTCGTCTACAATAATTAGGTCGAAGTGACCGGGAGTGAATAAGCGGTTGCCTTTATCATCGCGAGTATCGTCTATGCAATTCATTATGGTTTGGTATGTGGAGAATATTGCGCGAGCAGAAATATCCACCTTGTTCTCCACAAGATTGCACAGGGAAAGGTTAGGCATTAAGTTGGCAAATGCCCTTTTTGCTTGAGTGACGAGGGCTTGGCGGTCAGCAAGGAACAGCACATTTTTTGCCCAGCCATATCGCTCCAATACATCCACAATGGAAATAACTGTCCGAGTTTTGCCGCTTCCTGTTGCCATAACAAGCAGAGCCTTGCGGCGGTTGCGTTCGCCAAAGGCATCACAAACCGACTGGATGGCTTCTTTTTGGTAATAGCGGTTGGATATTTCATCCTTGACAGTCACGCCTTTTAGGGGCTGGCGGCTTTTCATTTTATTGAAGTCTTTTTCCAAATCGCGCTTGGAATATATGCCCGACACTTGACGTTCGGGATAGTGCTTATCATTCCAAATGCGGGTTTCGCATCCATTTGTTAAAAACAAAATCGGTCGCTGTCCGAATTTCTTTTCAAGGAAGTCTGCATATAAAACTGCTTGCTGTCTGCCTTTTTCCACGTTTGCGCTGGTGCGCTTGGCTTCTACCACTGCCAGCGGCATACCATCATCGCCAAACAATACATAATCCGCGATGCCGTAGCCGGATTTATTCGGCATTTCATCTATTTTATATTCGTCAAACCAGTTTGTACCTCGTTGCCATCCGGCATCGGTGAGCATAACATCAATGTATGCCTTACGGGTCTGGTCTTCGGTGAAGTCCATCGGCTTGACCGTGTAGCCTTTTTTAAGTTGATGGATGCGTTTGGCTGTTAGCTTTTCACGCACAGGGAAATTCGCGTTTAGGAGGGTTTCAAAATCAACCCCCGGCTCGACAGGGGTGGTGGGTAGAGCGACCGCTGGTTTTTCCGCAGAAGCCAGTGATTTACTAAACGCAGTTTCTTCATACTCTGCGCCGTAACAATAGGCAACAAAACTCATGAAGCTGTGTAAGTTTTCCAATGACAACCATGCTTGGTCAGTAGTTACGCCGCCGGGGTTGTGTGTGGCATTGTTGCCCAGCTTGCGTATGTATTCAATTTTGAATTTGAGACCGTGAGGCAATAAATCCTTAAAATCCTCGGTGTTGATAAGGGCGACAAGTTTATCTTCATAGGGCTTTTCGAGGGAATTGTCCACGCTATATAGCCATTTGACTGCAAACTCCAATGCGGTGCGACTTCCTGTGGCAGAGAACGCCGGGCTTATTGGTAACACAAGTTCAGCCTGTATCGCTGTGTCTGCGAATGTGGCGAATTGTGGGTCGGTTTTTAGGAATCCGAAGTTTGTCATATAGTCACCTCTTAAATTTCAAATACAGATTTGTTAAAATTCCCCTCTTCAGCTAAGGCTCTAACTTTGCGCCAGAGAAAGTCTTTTAAGTCCATCTTTCGGAACAGCACGATGGCTAACTCTTGCACTGTAATCAAAATAATACTAATTGTCCTGCCGCTTGCAAAGGTAGACAGGGCTTCTGGTGTATATCCTGCGAAGCTAATAAAAACCCCTCTGGTAAAAGCTGATTTTGAAGAAACTTTCTCGTTGAAAACAACTAATCCAGCTTTATCAATGGGTTTATTCGTCCATTTTGCTTCAAGAAGATATACCTCGTTCCGCAAAGTAAAGCTACCGTCAATCTGTTCTCCAGTAATCTTGAAACTCCCCCGTGGTTCAAGTCCATTTATGTCAAATAGAGATTGCAAGTATTTCTCGAAAGCAAAACCTCTTGATTGAGGAGTATCTTCGTAGTCCGTCAACGCCTGTAATTCTTTCATATACTTGTCGTAATCAATAACAGAAGCCATTGGTTGGGCTGGAGTGTTTTGGCTTGGCATAGCTGTTTTTGTTGTTTTGCCAATCAAACGATTGCCAATTTCAGCGCATTTCTTGAAGGTTTCTACATCTTCCCCTGCAATAATGTCTTTTGCCTGCATATATCGCAATAATTCCAACAGCAATTTCCCGACCGTCACATTGTCGTAATCTGCAATAATTCTGCGGAGCATCTTGGCTTTTGATAAATCTTGATACTTTTGGTATATGTCAATTTTTATTGCATCAAAAACAAACTCTTGAAATGTGCGGTTAGTGAAGTCTAGCACATAGCCGGAAGCCATACCAAAAAGCCTCTCAAAATAATCCTTCTCTATAAAATCCATTTTAGCCATATCTAGTACTCCCCTTGACGACAGTTACCGCCCCTTTTTGCCTTTTCCGTGTGGAGGCGTAAAACCGTTTCTTTGATTGCCAGTGCCTTGTGATTGCATCCAAGCACTGGCACCTTCTACAAAGCGATTGATGGTCTGCTTGCTGCGCTCGTCTTCAGCAATCCATTTGGGGTAATATGGGTCATCGACCGTATCCCAAGTGATGTTTTTATAACCAAGATTCTTTGCCATTTTTTCCAACAGCAGCTTCTCAGTTTTCTTGATGGTTTCTATTTCCTGCTGTGTCGGCGCATCTCCGTCAAACCGAAGTGACTTTTTATAGTCACGCCAAGCCTTTATTATTTCTGGGCAGTCATAGAATACAATTTCAATCGAATTAAGAGCCTTAACCTTTGCATAATCCAAAAATGCTTGAGCCGCCAATATTTGGGTGAATACGAAAGTTTTAGCGGCTTTTTTATCTTTTCGCCCTTGATACCACACATTTGTAACAAAAAAACCTATAGCAAACATAACAAGTGATGTGATAAGCGATGTTACGATAGTCTGAATAGGTGTCATTCTAATTCCCCCATAAAGTATTTCTGCATAAGTGACTTATAAAGCAGGTCTAACTTGTCTAGCCCATGTTGTATCTCAGATTTTATTTTTTCTACAGCGTGAACAACATCAGTAAATTGAGTTTGAATATCGAATGGAGGCATTATAATAGGGAAATGTTCCAAGTGTTCTTTGTTTATTTGACGTTTGTCGATTCCTCCAACACATACATTTCTGATATATTCTCTGTATACATCCATTGTCATAATGTAAAGAACAAACTCATGGATTACATCTTTTTTTAACCGCACCAAATAAACATGACCGTTTATATTTGCGCTGTCATCTTCCCCTAAAAACAATGCGGCTCGCCCCAAGCTACTATTTTCTGTATTTATTCTTCCTGTTTTTGTTATTAAAATATCTTTGTTTTTCAAACTGGATTGACTCATCTTTGCGTGTGTACTTTCATCAATGTAGGCGATGTCATCTAACTCAATTCTGTTTCTCCATACATTTTGACTCCTAAAAAACATGATGCCATTTTTAACATAAACTTGACTTCCGCCTTTGGGAGTATTCCCACTCATAATTCTTATTGATAAATCTTTGAGGTCAGCGCACTTCCAACCCATTGGGTTTGTTACTGGATTGCCAAACATCTTAATAAATTGCGACTTAACAAATAAATCCAGCTTTGAAATTTGGATTCTTCGTTTTTCGATAAGAGTGATAATACAACCAAGAACATTTGCTATTTTTTGCTGATTTAACTTTGGTGGTAAAGGTATAATTGTGTTTCGTATTTCTTTTAAATGCAAATTAGGCACACCGATACCTTTGAGGCTTGCATCAAACTGTCTTTTTGCAAAGGGGCTATTAATTGCACATAGTAGATATGATGGCACGACTGATTGGGATGGTCTGAGCAATGCCAAGCTCACATAGATGTCGAAAATACACTCCCTGTCAACTAACGCGGCAATACCCGTTGTTCCATTTTTCGCCAACAATATATCATCCAAGCGAGGTGCTAACCTTTTGTATAATTCATCATGAAGTTCTTTCGGAATATATTTTATATTTTCCCAATCAATTTTCCCAGTTGTTACATTTTTAGATGACAAAAAAGGGTAGCCCTTGGACATTTCACAATAAACAGGCGTTTGATGAGTTCCGTCAGTTATAATGCCACAGACATCTTCCAGCTTTACCATTTTCCATTTATGCATCTATCAACGCCTCCAATTCTCGGAGTCCGTTTTGAATTTCCACTTCCAAAGCATTAATTTCCGCTAAAATTACTTGTGGATGCGGATAACTTTCTTCCACATAAGCACTTTGCTTGTATTTCTTTATAGACAATTCATAGCCATTTGCCACAATATCCGCTTTGGGTACAAAGAAACTTTGCTCTGTGCGTTTGCGGTCTTTTTCAGCGGTGAGGTTATTAAACCGTGCCACAATATCGGGAATGTCGCTGGATTCAAGGGCTGTGCGTTTATCATCAAGGCTGTATCCATCCGATTGCATATCATAAAACCACACATCGTCCGTGCCACCTGCGCCTGTTTTGGTGAAGATAATAACGGCAGTGGAAACCCCTGCATATGGCTTGAATACGCCGGAAGGCATGGAAATTATGGCTTCCAGCCGATGGTTCTCTACAATTTCTTTGCGGATATCAACATGAGCCTTGCTTGAGCCAAACAATACGCCATCCGGCACGATGGAGGCACAACGCCCACCATTTTTAAGCATTCGCAAAAATAGTGCCAAGAACAGCAGTTCCGTCTTTTTTGTTTTTGCCACCTTGATGAGATTGGTGGAAACAATGTCGTAATCCAAACTACCCTTAAACGGTGGGTTTGCCAGTATCTTGGTGTATACACCGCTGTCGAGATTTTGGTCAGATAATGAATCCCTGTAAACAATATGCGGATTTCCAATTCCGTGGGTCATCATATTCATAGCACCGATGCGGAGCATGGTTCTGTCCATGTCGTACCCGGTGAACATATTGTTGTCGTAGTGATTTTTTGCTTCTTTGTTGTAAAAAATTTCTTCGAGATATTTCTCTTTCAAATATTCCCCTGCCGCAACCAAAAACCCACTTGTGCCAGCGGCTGGGTCGCAAATTATGTCGCTTGGCGCTGAAGGTCAAGAAGTTCTACTATCATGCGGATGATATGGCGTGGTGTGCGGAATTGCCCATTTGTACCCGCTGTGGTCAATTGGGAAAGCATATATTCGTAAATATCGCCACGCACATCTTTGCGGTCGGGATGCTTTTCAACAAGGGCATATGTTTCGTCTAATGCCGTGATAATTTTTTCAAGAAGCTGTGGCGTAGGTATTTTGAAAATGGCATCTTCCATGTACTTCGCATAGGTGCTTCCGTTATTGGTGTGCAACCCTTTTATAAAGGGGAAAACCTCGCCCTGCATACTCTGATACATGGTATCGGCTGGTTTGTCGCGCAGGGATGACCATTTTAAGTGTTCTTTCCCGGCAAAAATTCTTTCATAGGTTATGCCAAGCATTACGCTGTCTTTTTTTCGAGCATTATCCATTTCATCAAGGTCGCGGATGAACATGAGGTATGTAATCTGCTCAATTACATCCAGCGGATTGGTGATGCCGCCCGTCCAAAACATNTCCCAAAGACGGTCAACTTTATTTTTTANTTCGCCTGTTATCATTTCGCCATGCCCCTTTAATTTTCGGTGGTGTCGCTTGGTGGGAGAATTTCTACTATATCGCCAATATCGCAACCCATAACACGGCAAACCCTTACAAGTACATCCATTTGGACGTTTTGGCACTTGTTTAGCTTCGACATGGTGCTGGTGCTTAGTTTTGCGGCTAGTTGAAGTTCTTTTTTCTTCATATCGCGGTCAATCAGCAGTTTCCAAAGTTTTTTATAGCTTACGTCCATCAATGAGTTCCTCCAAATCTTCCAACAAAGGGACACGCAATTAGTGTAACATATAACCATTGTAAATGCAATACTAAATTTCGAGTATGCGAAATTTGAGGATTCGCATAGATTTAATTTTCGACACAAAAAAAGCAATCGGTTTTTGTGCTTCCGTTTGCCTTGGAAATTGCCTGTGGTTTGCTATTTTGTTATACTGAATTACAGTGAACGAGCAGCAGCCCCACCGATGGGACTGCGCCGTGAATATTCAATTTCGCGCTTGGTATTTACCCGATTATTTCAAGGTCACTCGCCGGGAGCATAACATAGTGGTCTGACCAAACCTCCATGTCGGCAAATTCCATCGGGCAAATATAGTAGTTGATATCTTCAAACTCGCCTGTATTCGCTTCATCGTTGCCATCCACAATTCCCACTCGGCTGTCGTGAAATTTCACTTTTGTGCCGTTTGGAATTAAATGTTCGTCAATATCAACATCGAAACTACTGTCGCAAGCGTAACACCATGTTCCCCATCCAAGTTCATCTTTGGACGTGCTGTTGAATGCGAATTCGTGTCCGCAATTTAAGCAACATACTTTTTTCATACGTTTCCCCCTTTTATTGTGCGTATTCGCCTCGTTGAAATGCCCAATCGGTCAGTTCGGTGAGTTGTTGCACCAAATGTCCTGCGCTTCCAGTATGTCCCCAATTTATCTCATCGGGATTAAATTCCATATGATTATCAACATGGGCTTGCAGTTCAGCCAGTAATTCTTGGGCTTGCGCCATTTTTGCCATAAATTCGCCTAATGCTTTTTCGTTTTTCGTAATCATCCGCTCCTTGGGTTTTATATTTGCAGGGCTTATTTCCCCCTCGCAAGAACATGATACCTCTGTCGGCAAAGTTAATCCACTGGATTGTGATTGCATTTCCGCGCCTATTTCGAGACTTCGTTGGCAAGCCAAAGGATATCCTCACGGTGGTCGGCATCCCCGGCTTCGTTCGCGGCTGTGCCGTTTATATAAGCGGCGCGTATAAACCCTGCGATGGCTTTGCGGTCTTTTTTGGTGAGTTTCATATCTGCCAGTTGGTGAAAAATGTCTTGCATATTTGCGCGGTAGTTGATTGTGTTTGCCATTTCAATTCCCCCTCGGAAATAGTGGTGTGTGCCTTGCGAGACCATGATACCTCTGTCGGCAAAGCTAATCCACTGGAGTTTGATGCACATTATCGTCTTTTTCCACCGAGTCTTTTGTGGCTTGGCGTAAAATATTCTCATCAAACCCGGCGGCTTTGTAGCCTTCCAAAATTGTTGTATAATACCCAACCCAAGGCTGATTAAGCGGTCGATATTCCCCTCGTTGCCCTGTGGTATTCATAATATAAACCATTGCCGTTCTGCGTTTTCCATTAAGTTTAATCTTGACTTTTTCCTTGCGATATAGGAAAGGGAAGCCCTCGTATCGGTCAAGTGCGGCTTCATCAGCGGCGGTAATTTCCCAAACCAAAACGGGTACGCTCCCCCCTTCGTATGCCTCCACCGTTGCCACTGCGCTTTCGTGTCCGCCCCGGAAAAGCAACCTCCGCCCCTTTAGACTACTCACCCCCACAACCTTCGCTGTGGGGCATCGGTGCGCCATTTGCCCAAGATGCAAATTAGACCCATATGCAACATACAATTTTGTTTTACCCATTATAATCATCCTCTGCTTTTTTGTTTTTGTTGGAAATATTATGCGGCTGTCCGAAATCGCCAAGCGGCACTACCTCCCAAATGCGCTGTTAAATGTTCGCGGCAATTTTTGAATTCTTCGCCAATAAAACCGATGCGGTTTAGGTATGTTCTCATGGCAAACTTTTCGTTTTCGGTTTGGGG